CTTAGAACATGGAAGACCAGCTTATTTTTCAGCAGTGTATTTCGTATAGAACAACGCAATAAATAACTTTATACCTCTAGTGGATTCTAGGGGTGGACAAAAGGAGAAAAATAATGGCGATTACAAAACGTACAGAAAACGACAAAATTGAAGTCGTAAATAAATGGAATGTTCAAGTAAGAACTGCAACTGTTATTGAAGAAGACGGTGTAGAACTTTCTAGAAGTTATCACCGTCATGTATTAGTACCGTGGGTGTCATCTTATGATGCAGACACTAAAAAGTGGACACATATTGCGACTGATATATCAAAAGAAGATGCAGACGTACAAGCGATTGCAAATGCAGCTTGGACAGACGCAAACAAAACAGCGGCAAAAACAGCAGCGGAAGTAGACGTACCAGAATAAAAATGTCTGATATAAACCACTATCTTGGAAATCCACTTCTAAAGAAAGCGAATGTTCAAGTAGAGTGGAATAAAGACCAAATTCTTGAATACCAAAAGTGTATGCAAGACCCTCTATATTTTTGTCAAAAATATATCAAGATTGTAAGTCTTGATGAGGGTCTTGTGCCTTTTGACGTATATCCATTCCAAAAAGAAATGTTAGGAACGATACACAATAATCGTTTTACTATCTGTAAACTTCCTAGACAATCTGGTAAAACAACTACAATTATTTCTTACATACTTCATTACGTTCTATTCAACGAACAAATGAGAGTGGCAATACTTGCAAACAAAGCTGCAACTGCAAGAGATATTCTTTCACGATTACAACTTGCATATGAAAATCTACCAAAGTGGATGCAACAAGGGGTAATGTCTTGGAACAAAGGTTCTTTGGATTTAGAGAATGGTTCTCGTATCGTTGCATCTTCTACATCATCTAGTGCAGTTCGTGGTGGTTCTTATAACATGATATTCTTAGATGAGTTTGCTTTCGTACCACATAATGTTGCAGAGGACTTTTTTAGTTCTGTATATCCAACAATTTCATCTGGACAAAGTACAAAGGTTGTTATCGTATCAACACCTAATGGTATGAATCTTTTTTATAAACTCTGGTCTGATGCAGAGAGTGGTAAAAATACTTACCAACCTATTGAGGTACATTGGAGTGAGATTCCTGGCCGTGATGAAAAATGGAAAGTAGAAACTATTGCAAATACATCACAAGAACAATTCAATCGTGAATTTGAATGTGAATTCTTAGGGTCTATTAATACTCTTATACACCCAACAAAAATTAAGTCTATGGTATTTGATAATCCAATACAAAGAAACGCTGGATTAGAATTGTATAAAAAACCAGAGAAAGAGGGTTTGTATACAATTGTATGTGATGTTGCAAGAGGAACAGAACAAGATTATTCTGCATTTTTAGTATTTGACGTATCACAACTTCCATATAGAATTGTTGCAAAATATCGAAATAATGAAATAAAACCTTTACTTTTTCCAAATGTAATACATGACGTTGCAAAAGCATATAATAACGCATATGTAATGATTGAGGTAAATGATATTGGAGAACAAGTTGCAACTGCAATGCAGTATGACTTAGAGTATGATAATCTTATAATGGCATCAATGAGAGGTCGAGCTGGTCAAATACTTGGTTCTGGTTTCTCTGGGGGTAAAGTACAATTAGGTGTAAGAACAACCAAAGCAGTAAAGATGTTAGGGTGTTCTAATCTAAAACAATTAATAGAAACAGATAAACTTATTGTAAATGATTATGACCTTATAACAGAGTTTTCTACATTTGTCAAACATGGACAATCATATCAAGCAGAAGATGGACACACAGATGACCTTGCAATGTGTTGTGTATTGTTTGGGTGGATGACAAACCAGACATACTTTAAAGAACTTACTAATGTTGATATACGAGAAAGAATGTTCTTAGAACAACAAGACCAACTAGAACAAGATATGGCTCCATTTGGATTTGTAGATGATGGTATAAATAATCCAATGGGAGAAACAGTTGTTGATGAATATGGACAACGGTGGAGTCCAGTTGTCAGAAACTATGATAGTAGTTGGTAATTACATAATATCTATTATATCATTTTCATATTTGATATAACAATTAGAACAAACAATTTTAGATGAGTCTATAAGTTTTACAACTTCTGTTCTAGATTCACTATTTAAACCTTTTCGTTTTGATATAGAACGAATCTTTTTATCATGAGGAAAAAATTTTAAACAAGCAGTTTCACTTTCACCACAATTTGGACATGAGTAATTTGATAAATAGTCATGTATCCAAACAACTCTTTTATTATAGTGTCGTTTGGAAACTTCTTTAATTGTGGATTTATATTTGTCGTAAAATTTCATACATCTATTTATAGACTCTACTGCATATAAAAAGTGATATTGAAAAACTTGTTTTTACTAAATATACACAAGAACGAATTATTTGACATAGAATAGGAGAAAATACATGGCATTTCAATTATCGCCTGGGGTTCTGGTCAAAGAAGTTGACTTAACTAATATTGTTCCTGCTGTTGCTACTTCAGTAGGTGCTATCGCTGGTGTCTTCGAAAAAGGCCCAGTTGAGGAAATCAGAACTATCAGTTCTGAAGAAGAGTTAGTCAAACTATTTGGAAAACCTAACGGAAGTAACTTTGAAACCTTTTTCGCTGCATCAAACTTTTTGCAATATGGTAATACTTTAAGAGTTGTTCGTGCAACTACTGGTATGCTTAATGCAATGAGTGGTGGAAGTGGTTTATTAATTAAAAACGATACTCACTATCAAGATAACTACTCCGCTGGAGAAGCATCATCTGGTGAGTTTGGTGCAAGAACTGCTGGTACACATGGTAACGCATTAGGTGTTGCAATATGTGCTGGTGCAGCTGCATATGAAGAAAACCTTGCAAGTACCAATCAAACTGTTGGTGAAGACGCCGCTGGTTCAACAGTAATTGCAGTAGACAGTGGTGCAGCATTTAATGTGGGAGATTTAATTTCTTTCTCATCTGCTGATGCATCATCAAATTCTGCAAACTTTGCTCATCTTGCTGGTGATGATGGTAATGAATATGAAATTACTGCAATCTCTACAAATAACCTAACAATTAGATTAAAAGATAATCCAAATGGTGGTGGTGTTAAAGTTATTATTCCAGACAATACGTTTATTCGTAGACGTTGGGCATTTTACGATTTCTTCTCTGGTGCGCCTGGGACATCAACATTCGCTGCAGATAGAAATGTGTCTACAGACGAACTTCATGTAGTAGTATATGATAAAACTGGTGATATTTCTGGTTTTAGAAAAGATACCGCTGGTCAAAGAGGTAACTCTGTTCTTGAAACATTTGCATTTGTATCTCAACATCCAAACGCAAAGACAACTCAAGGTAACGCAAACTTCTACCCAGATGTAATTTTTAGAACATCTGAGTTTATCTACTGGTTAGACCACCCAGCAGCCCTTACAAACGCTGGAACAGTAAGAACTTCTGGTCAAGCATATGCAACTGGAACTGGTACAACTGGTGAAATTGACTTAGCATTAACTGGTGGAACAGATGACTATGCAGCCACAGTTGGTGAATTAGGAGATGCGTTTGATAGATTTGATGACGCAGATACAGTTGATATTAACTTATTAATTGGTGGTGCAATGCCTTCTGGTACAGACGGTGTTACTCATGCAACTAAGTTGATTGATATTGCAGAAAAGAGAAAAGACATTGTTGCATTTATCTCACCAAGACGAGCAGATGTAGTTAATGTTGCAGACTCAAATACTGCAACTTCAAACATTATCAAATTTTTTAACCAACTATCAAGTTCATCATATGCAGTATTCGATAGTGGATACAAGTATATGTTTGACAAGTTCAATGATGTATTTAGATTTATACCATTGAATGGAGATATTGCTGGTCTTTGTGCAAATACTGATAGTGTTGCAGACCCATTCTTTTCGCCTGGCGGATTTAATAGAGGTCAAATCAGAGGTGCAGTTAAACTTGCATTTAATCCAAATCAAACACAAAGAGATGATTTGTATCAATCACGAATTAATCCAGTTGTTACATTTCCAGGCCAAGGTACAGTCCTTTTTGGAGATAAGACTGCATTATCAAGACCAAGTGCATTTGATAGAATCAATGTTCGTAGATTGTTTATTCTTCTTGAAAAATCAATCGCAACTGCTGCTAAATTCCAACTGTTTGAATTCAATGATGAGTTCACACAAGCACAATTTAGAAACTTAGTAGAACCTTTCTTGAGAGATATTCAAGGTAGAAGAGGTATTACTGATTTCTCTGTAGTTGCAGATGGAACTAATAATACTGGTGAAGTAATTGATAGAAATGAGTTTGTTGCAGATATCTTCATCAAACCTGCTCGTTCAATCAACTTTATTCAACTTAACTTTGTTGCAGTACGAACTGGTGTAGCATTTTCAGAGATAGGGGGATAATACAATGAGTGCAAATATTGATGAATTTAAATCAGCCCTTAGAGGTGGTGGTGCGAGAGCAAACCAATTTAAGATTACTTTTAACTCACCAACTGGGATTTCAACTGGACTAGATAATAGAACAGCATCTTTCTTAACAAGAACTGGACAATTGCCTGGCTCTAGTGTTTCTGAAGTTGTTGTACCTTTTAGGGGTAGAAACTTATACCTTGCTGGAGACAGAGAGTATGAAACATGGACAACCACAGTATTAAATGATACTGACTTCATGGTTAGAAATGCAATGGAAGCTTGGAATAATGGTATGAACAATTATATTAATGGTACTGGTCTGCAAAATGTTTCAGACTATACTGCTGACTTACTTGTTCAACAGTTAGATAGAAATGATAAAGTAATTAAGTCATATTCACTAGTAAACTGTTTCCCACAAGCAATTGGTGCAATTGACCTAAGTTTTGATACGACTACTGAAGTAGAAACTTTTGATATCACTTGGAGATACACCCATTTCGTTAGTTTTGGAATTGGTGGTGGAACAAGCGTTACTTAAACTCCCTAAATAGTACAAAAGGAGTTTCTATATCATGGCAGAACTTTTCGGTTTTCGCATTACTCGTAAAAAAGATGAGGCAGAGTCATTTACTCTGCCTTCATCTGATGATGGAACAATAG